TTATTTTAATACAGCAGATAGGAATGATAGATACAATGATCAATCTATGGATACTTATGCTGTTGATAGATGGGTTACAGAGTCAGGTAATCAGGAAAATGGTGCTGGTACATTTGGTAGAAAAGCACAAAGGAAGGTAATTGTTCAAGCATTACAGGCTTTATTAAACAGCAATCAAGAAATCAGAGATGATCAAACAAGATTGTTTAATTTAATGGCATGTCCTGGATACAGCGAACTCATAGGTGAAATGGTTACACTTAACTATGACCGTGGGTTAACTGCATTTGTGTTAGGAGATACTCCATTTAGACTAGCTCCAAATGGCACTGATTTAAACAACTGGGCAAGCAACGTTAGAAATGCCGTAGAAGACAACGACGATGGTTTAGTTGTAACAGATCCATATGTTGGAGTATTTTATCCGCAAGGATTTACAAGTGATAACTTTGGGAATAATGTAGTAGTCCCAGCTAGCCATATGATGTTGCGAACAATTGCATTAAATGATCAAGTTGCATATCCATGGTTTGCACCTGCAGGTACAAGAAGAGGTGGTATTACCAATGCAAGTTCAACTGGTTATATTACATCGGAAGGTGAATTCACAGCAGTAAGTTTAAATGAAGGATTGCGGGATGTACTTTACAGTAACCATGTAAATCCTATAACATTTATTACTGGTGTAGGTTTAGTCAATTATGGACAAAAAACTAGACAATTAGTTGCTAGCAGTTTAGACAGGATTAACGTTGCTCGACTTGTAATTTATTTAAGACAACAATTAAATATCTTAGCCAAGCCATATTTATTTGAGCAAAATGATAAATTAACAAGAGATCAAATAAAAGGAGCTGTTGATTCTTTACTTCTTGAATTAGTATCATTACGTGGAATTTATGATTTCTTAGTAGTTTGTGACGAATCTAATAATACTCCTTCAAGAATAGATCGAAATGAATTGTATGTAGATGTGGCAGTTGAGCCAGTTAAGGCAGTTGAATTTATATACATTCCGTTAAAATTGAAAAATACTGGAGAAATTTCAGGTTTATAAAAATGAATAAATATAATAAATTAGGAGAATTATATGCCGATAACTAGTTTAGGAAATATGTCTGTAGACGCACAGGGCGAAAATAGTAGCCTTTTGATGCCAAAACTCCAGTATAGATTCCGTGTAAGATTTCCATCTGGATTTGGAGGAGGAGATGGAACCGCTCCTCTAACAAAGCAGGTTATTGATGTTACAAGACCTACTGTAAGTTTTACAGATATTCCAATTGATGTTTACAATTCAACTGTTCACGTTGCTGGGAAGCATGCATGGGAACCAGTAACACTTAACCTAAGAGATGATATTAACCATAATGTCAGTAAACTTGTAGGAAAACAGTTGCAAAGCCAATTTGACTTCTATGAGCAGTCAAGTCCAACATCAGGACAGGATTATAAATTCCGCATGGATATAGATGTATTAGATGGTGGTAATGGAAATACTGCAACCGGTGTACTAGAAACATGGTCACTTCTTGGTTGTTATATAGAAAATGCAGCCTATAATCAATTGGCGTACAGTGCAAGTGAAGCAGTGACAATTACACTAAGTATTAGATTTGATAATGCTTTACAAACTGATGAATCAGGAAATGTAACAGAACCATGGAGTACTTTTGCTAGAACTGCTGGTACATTAGCATCATCATTGGCATCTTAAAATATTGTTAAAGAAAGAATAGTATGCCTTTATCAAGCCTACAAAATATGTCAATTGCATATGATGCAGATAACACTGCTTTAGCCATGCCTAAATTGCAGTATAAGTTTCGAGTAAGAGCAACTAATTGGGCCCAAGGAGGATCTAGTTTACAAGATCTTACTGAAAATGTAGTTGACGTTTCAAGACCTACAGTTAGCCATGCTGTAATACCTGTTGATGTTTATAATTCTGTTATAAAATTAGCAGGAAAAGCAGCATGGGAATCCATTACTTTAACGTTGAGAGATGATATTAGTAATGAAGTTTCAAAAAATGTAGGTAAACAGTTAATGGCGCAAAATGATTATTATAATCAATCAAGTCCAAGATCAGGATCAGACTACAAATTCAAATTAGAGATTGATATTTTAGACGGTGGTAATGGAGATACCGACGTTGGTGTACTAGAAACATGGATATTATTGGGGTGTTTTATTGAAAATGCAGCCTATAATCAATTAAGCTATGGAGCAAGTGAAGTTGTAACAATTTCATTAACTATTAGTTTTGATAATGCTGTACAAACATACGACGGAGATACAGCACCGTCGTCTGGTAAGTCTTCAACATGGTATACCTATGGTACAACAGCTGGATCAGGAGAACTAGCAACAAGCAAAGCGCCGGTTAGTCCTCCAGTAACAGAAGCAGCTCAACTGGTACCTATCGTTAGACCAGGAGGTTAATGAATGAGTGCTATTGATGCATTTTTTGATAACCCATTTGCTGCAGGTTTTTTTAATCCAAAAGGTGTTGTAGCTGATTGGCGACATGCTGCTAGAACTTTTGTTGACAAAGGTTTTAGACTAGCTCCAAAAAATAAATTTTTATATCATGTTGCATTTACTTTTACTCCCCATGCAATGAAACTAATGCCAAGTTTTGCTGCAAGACATCAAGTCGAAGCAGGAATTTTAGTTAAAAATGCCGACTTACCAAAATACAATGCTGCAGTGCAAACGTATAAAAAATATAATCGTGTAAAAAATATCCAAACAAATATAAGTTATCTTCCTGTTACCCTTAATTTTTATGATGATAATGCAGGTGTAACAACCCAATTAATGGAAGCTTACTATAGATACTATTTTGTAGACGGAGTATATACACAAGCACCTGCTGCATACGAAAGGAAATTGCCAGTCCAGCCTAAAGATGGTAGTCCTAATCCTAAGTCTAATGGCGGCGATAGTCTATATGAAGGCGGGCTACGGAGTAGATTTAGATTCGGTCTAGATAATAATAGTACCGATCCATTCTTTGATTATGTTCAAATAAGTCAATTAAGTAGGAAAGAGTTTACTACTTACACATTAGTAAACCCTACAGTAAGCAGTTGGGGACATGGACAAGTTGATTACGCAGATGCCGGTGGCACTGTTGAAAATTCAATGACATTAGAGTATGAAGCAGTATGGTATACAAGAGGATGTATAGAAGGCGGAGCAGATGGTGATCCGAAATATTTTGGTGCATTTGGGTATGATACAGTTGCAAGTCCGCTATCTTTATTAGGAGGTGGAGATCTAGGTGTAGGAGGCATTTTAGGAGGAGTTACTGATTTGTTCTCAGATTGCGGCACTGGAGGGATTAATAATCCACTTACCGCAGGGATTGCCGCAGTAAACTTAATAGGCAATGTAAAAAAACTAACTCCACAATCTGCTGCGGCTGGTTTAGCCGGAGTAGCATTAGGAGGATTGCAAAATGCAGCAAATGAAGCAGGCAGTGGTAATGTAGGCGGATTGCCAGGAAGAGTTGTTCCATAATAAGGAAATATATGTCTGATTTACCAAAAAAAGAACAAAAATCTGAACAAAAAGTAGTGCAATTTTTTGATGAATACTTTAATACTGTACAAGAATTTCCAGTGAGTTCTTTAGATGCTGTGACAGCATTTTTTACTGCTAGGAATTTTGAAAAAACAGCAGCTATAACTATTGCACAAATAATTTTAGCACAAGCAAAAAACAGCAATGTACCAGTTTTTGAATTACTTGATACATTAAAAGGTTATAACAAACTTCAATTAAGTACACTTGTGACCAGTATTTTAAACAACCAACGTGATATAACAAGTAAATTAGGCTTTAAATTACAAAATTTTGGTAATACTATAGAAAAAAGAAACATACTAGTATAAATGGCTAAATTTGCACAGGGAAAATTTGTATTACGCAATAGAGAAAAATATCTAGGTAACGGTGTACCAACTTATAGGAGCGGTTGGGAATTTACTTTTATGAAATTCTGCGATGAACATCCGAGCATTATTTCATGGGCTAGCGAAAGCATACGTATACCATATCGCAATCCTTTAACAGGCAAAAATACGATTTATGTTCCTGATTTTTTTATTACTTACAATGATAAAAATGGACGGACTATAAGTGAACTAATTGAAGTAAAACCTGCTAGCCAAGCACTCAAAGAAAAAGTAGGACGTAGTAATTATAATAGAGCTAGTTATATTGTTAATCAAGTAAAATGGGCTGCTGCAAAAGCTTGGTGTAAACAAAACAAGATAACCTTTAGGGTAGTTACTGAAAACGATATCTACCATACCGGTAAGGTAAGATAACATCAATATAAATTATAAATTTATTTTCCGTAATAAGTACAGTATACTATGGTGTTATTATGACAAAAAAATTAGAAGAACTTTTAAATTTACCAGAATCAAAAGAAATAATAGAAAAAGAAACTAAACCAAAACCTAAATCTAAACCCATGCAAAGTCATCAGCAAGATCTTAGATCAATCAACGAATTTGACAAGATCGCTGCAGCACTACCAATGGTCAGTGGTTTAGGAGATCTTGGTGATGGCGAATTAGACGAAGTTAGTGAAAAGTCAATGCAAGCATACGAAGATCTAATGGATCTGGGCATGAATGTCGAAGCCCGATTCAGTGGAAGGATCTTTGAAGTAGCAGGACAGATGTTAAAAACTAATTTAGATAGTAAAGTAGCAAAATTAGACAAAAAATTAAAAATGGTTG